TACCTGCGTTTGTTACACCGGCTGTTACTCTAATTTTTTGTTCATTGTTAACTAATGATTTACTGGATAGGTAAACTCTCGGACGATCTTGGTCGTCATTAAATATATTAATTTTGTAAACATCGTTTCTCTGACCTAAAGGTATTAATTGATCTTGGTCAAGATATATTATATTGTCAACTACTCTGGCTGTATCGTGCCAATAAATATCATCAATAAATTCGTTGTTAACAAATATTAAACTAACATTTTCCAGAGAATTAGTGGGTCCATCTAATCCTCCTAAAACATCTTGTAAATCGTTAACTAAACAACCTTGTAATGATTGGTAACTCAATCTTGTTGCGTAATTCGCCGTCGCTGCCAACGACATATTAGTCCATTCAACTTGACTATCAGCCAATGGCACTTGAAAAGTTACACTGCCAACTTCTTGACCATTCTCAGATACCCCGAACACATTTCTAGTGTTTAAATTAGGTGCATTAGGATCTACGCCCAATGAACCAGGGCTTGATTGAATGAAAAACTTGTTACCTGGTTCATTTATTACGAAGGTGTACAATCCGCCCCGCGCTAATGTTAATAAAGGATTAGGAACATTATCAATAGAACTAAATTTATAAGTCTTTGATATTGAATCATATGAGACTTCAAAAGTCTGTTGAAGTGGAACTGTAGAAGCAGTAACAGGAACACTAAGTGGGCCCTGTTCTAGCCAGTAATATTGTGCATAATTAACAAATTTGTCTAAATCAATTTGAGGATCGTACGAATAGTACTCGTTGTCAAAAAGTCTTGAATGATTTTCACTTAAACCGCCATAAAAATTTATTTTATTAACAATATCAATGTAAGTGGTAGCAAATGTTAAATCCCCAGTTATGGGATCTTTAATAATTACACTTGGTTCTAATTGATAATCTTGCCGAATTTTAGTAGGTTCAGTAACATAACTGTCAGTGGCCTTATAGGATGGAGCAAGTTTTCTTCCAATATATCCTGTGCTTCTAATTAAATTAGGTTCGCTAGTAAGTTGGTCAACCGTTGCGTTCAGAAACTTTTTATTAGTATCTGTTCTAAAAATTTCAGGTAAAAATTGAATCGTCTGAAAAGCTGCCATTCTAAATCCTATTAACCAGTTATATTAAGTTGCGCTGCTGTGATAGCAGAAATTATTTGTACATTATCTACAGTTGCAGCACTTACTAAAATTTCGTCAGGGTCTGCATTAATTTGATACAAAGTTCCAAATTGACTTCCGGTATTTGACGGAACAATAACTATACTGCTTACATTTGGAACTAACGAAGTGTGCAGATATGCACTTAATTCGCTGAAGTAAAAAGTTTCTCCAAAATCCCAATTGTTAATATCAAAATATGTATTAATAGCAGCAATTACTTGGCTTTTTATTTCGTTATCACTGATTGTGACATTTGGATTTTTAATAACTTTAAATGTTGCTCTAAGAGCAGCATCGGCTTTGTTACCAAATAGAGGTTTAAAAACTGCTGGATTGTAAATTATGCTATCACTAATTGTTTTAAATAATTCAATAGATCCAAATTCAGTTTTAATTTCGTCTATAGATGGAGCTACTGGTTGTTTAATTCTTCCGCTTGTGTCAGTGATATATGAAAAATAATCATTGGAATAAGTTTTTGTTAGAATGTAAAAATCTATTAGATTATTTGGACTAGGATCTATTCTACGATTATTCGCCGCATTGTGCTTATACTGAAACTGTAAATTTTGTCTACCAACTCTTGCTATATAATTTGTAACTAAAGTCGCGCTCGTACCAGTTGATTCGTAAAAAGCATTTTCAGCAGTTGCATAAAAAATAGTTCCTGTTGCATACAAAGAAATATTAGCTAAAATTGCTTCTAATACTGTATAAGCACTTACAATTAGTGTCTGATCAATTGAGTTATATATTAAAAAGTTGTATTGGTCCACTGATTCAACAAAATAAACATTTTTATTTGCGGTATTGACGGTTGGTGCAACAAGTTCAATAAACAAATCAGGATCGTCAGGGACCTCATCTAAATTATCATCAGGGAAAGTAATTTTTATTTTTCTGTTATCGTCGATTCCGTCCGGACCAACTGCATTGTCCCATATTCTATAAATTTGGCTATAGAATAAAGAATTACTCGAATCTGGTTCAGTATTTGTTCTTAGCACCCTGATGCTATCAACCAAAGTTGTGGCTGTTCTACTATCATATACTCGCACATCTGGATCAAAATAGAATCTAGTTTCTCTTTCACTTTCGAACAAATAATTCAAACCTCTACTTATTGCAGTATACTCGCCGGTCGCAAAAGACAAACTAATGAACCAACTGTTATCTATACCAGTGCCTGCAGTACTACCGGCGTTTGTTAAATTAAAACTTCCATTGCCTAAATTTTGACTTTCAATGATTTTCCATGACATGGTAGGAATATCATAGCGTAAGCCAAATGTTTTGTAACTTAAAATTTGTAAAATTATATCATTAATTAAAGTTTCTGACCAATCGTTAGCAAATACTGGTATAATTTCACTTACTATAGCTGTAGATGGTACCACAACACTAAGTGTAGCAATTGCAGTTAGTCCTGGATTATCATAATTTATTATACTGGCCCATATATGAGTTCGTTGAAATTCTGTTGTTGGTGTCCCAGTTTGCAACTGATTTTGTGCGTCAAAATATGTTCCTGCAGGAGCAACAAATTTAACCAAACTGCCTTGTACTAAAAATGTATAATTAGGACTATTAAAAAATCCTGAACTACGGCTACCTGTATTGTTAGTTTGAGTCCATGTGGCCACGGTGGCAATTGTACCGGACCCAATACCTGCAAATCCTGCGCTGGTTGCAGTAAAAATCGTTCCTACAGTATTAGATGCCGCACCAAATAAAGTAAAATTAGTAGTTCCTACACTTATAATTTTATAAACAGTTCCTGTGTCCATGCTCGTGGCATTTATGGTTGATCCTTGAGGACTATTTCTTGTTGCTGTATCGTAATATAAATGTCTGGTGGTAATCGTAGATATTAAAGGTTTTAAAATATTTCTGACAATAGCGTTTACTTCAATACTACTAGTAAATTGAAAGTTTTCTGTTTCTGAATAGTCTTCTTTATAAATTATACCATCTTCTGCAAAAATATTTGTGCTAGAATATTTGCCTGTAGTGTCAATGACATCTAGGTATCTACTAGTGCCCGAACTACTTCTATTGACTGCTTTAATTTTTAAAATATTGCTAAAGGTGGTGTACGGTAGAACATTGTAATCCTCACCGGTTACCATCCGATTTTGAGTGTAATATTGTTGGGGAGCTTTAGTTCTAATTTCTTCGAGCGACTCTCTTGAAATTGCATTTGTTACCGTATATTTTAAACTCGCTCTGATAGTTAAAGTTTCTGCTCTACCAGTTCGACCACGGTAAGGAATACTTATAATAATACCAGACATTTCGTCAGGTGTAATTTTGTAGGTTAGGTTATTACTTACTCTATAGTATACCCTAAAGTTTCCAACAGGAATATTGGTAAATGAACCATCACCAAATACTAGGTCAATTTGATCATTTGCTCTAGAAGATACACTATATAAATTTCTTTGATCGATATTATTATAAATTACATTTATTCCGTTAACCGCAGGAACTTGAGTCCATAAAGTGCTTAAATTATTCCCGGAAGTTAATGAGTAAAGCCACACATCTGTATTATTAATATTGTCAAAATTAATGTTGACTATTCTATTAGGTAAACTTTCGCTAATACTAAAATCCAAGTTGTTTAATGCGCCTTGCTTGAAATACAAGAAATATCCTGTATTATTGCTTGCATTTCCTTGATTATCATTTCTGTACAGTATGTTAAAAGCACCACCAGGGCTAGGGGTTGATTCATAAATGTAATTTTGATTATTACTAGTAGCACTCACTATTTCAAACGGGTAAGTAACTCCTGCTATTGATGCAGAATAAGGAAATGTTGGGGTTACCCCTGTAATAATATCAACTGTGTATTCGTCTGTTTTGACGCCACTTAAATTTTTTGATGCGCCTGGTTTTCCAATAGCTTGCGTAGCCACTAAAGAAGCATTTAAAATGCCGGTGAATTGCTCTAACCAGTTCTCGTTTGTTCCGTCATTCCAAGTTACAACTACATTTGATAAGTTGATGCCGGTACTGTCAAATATTGTTTCGGAAGTACTAACGCTATCAAATTTTAAAAATCCCGACGCTGGTGTGCTTCTTTTTGGGTTATAACTAACTAATCTAGCCAGCTTAAGAATGCTGTCTCTGCGCTCGGCAGTATCTATAAAATTTTCACGGGCATTCAAATCAGTTCTAAATGCCAAACTTTGCCCTAAAAATGCAATAAGATCAATTAGTGCTATATATTCGGAACTATCTGTAAAATCATTAAAATCTTCAGGATAGTATGTGCGTAAGTACTCAATCATTGACTTACGCAAGGTTTCGTAATCAAAACTCTGGAAATCAGCCTCTCTGAAAGTCTGATAAATTTTAGTCCAATCTTGTTGTACTAGTAAACTTGTTTGTCTTGTAGTAATAGCCATACTTGATACCTATGTTTTAATATTTATCGAAATAAAAAAGTGGTACTTTTATGCTGCAACCACAGTGTTTAATTCTTTATTAAACTGTAGGGATAGTACATCGCTTAAGTTATCTGGTAAAAAAGTTAATTCAAGTTGAATTTGTAATCCATAATCAAATTGGTCGACTAAGATATTATCAACCCGCACTCTAGGATCATACGAAGCTACTCTTTGAATATCTTCTACAATAAGTGCTCTAACATCTGCGGTTAATGGCTCAAACAGAACATTCCAAATTATACTACCAAATTCAGAATTCATTAATTTTTCGCCCTTTCTAAGAGCAAAATGGTTAAGTAAATCACGCTTAATTAAATCTAAGTCAGTTAAGCGAAATTTCTTATATTGATCAATTGTACTGAAACCTTTGTATCTTGTAATAGCCATGTTAATATTTATTCTGGCACATCTGCGCCTAAAGTTCGGATAGCATATCTTCCTGCATTAAAGTAAATATGGCCCGGTCTTCCTTGACTATCAACGGTTTGCCCAGTATTTCTCCATACATTTGCTCTAGATCCAATTGAATAATTTTCTAAATTCAAAGTTCCATCTGTATTGTATAAAGATTTGTTTAACTGAGGATTGCCCAGATCTTGATATTGATAGGCTAGAGAAAGCATACCTCCAATTGTCTCCTTACTATCACCATTTCTAATGGCACCGCTTTTAACAAGTTCGGCATACTGCTCTTGCAAAAAATCACCTAAAATTCTGTCTTGTACTGCTGTGGCTTCTAAAAAGATATCATTGCCGTCAACACCATCTTTAGCTGCCCATGTGCCGTCATTGTTTTTGTATCCTAGTCTAGTTAATAACCAGTCTGATGTTTGATATTTTCCCAACTTGAGTGGGTTGATATTAAAAGTAATATCGCCGCTTACTGCATGGCTACTACCCAGAATAATTTCATTATTTGTGCCCAATGCTGTTCCTGTGCCT